TATACAAAAGCTCCAAGCAGAATGTTGTTCAGCAGAGTACTTTCCAATCGTCTAACGGTAGTATTAGCGCAACACTCTCTGGAGTCGGTAACTAATGGCACTACCTAATCAAAAGATTGAGATTGGATTCAACGCCGAAGACTCTACCTTCGGTCCTTTTTTCACGCTCGGCAGTGAAACAAAAGGAGTCCTAGGAAACACTCAGTTTGTATTAGGTAACTTTGTATTTTTTGACATTACGAGCAGAGCAAAAAGCTTTCAGATTGACAGAGGTAAAAGCAGAAGGTTCTCAAACGTACCCGCAGGTGCTGCAGGTGTTCGGTTCAACAACCACGACAGAGCCTTTGATCCTACCTACCCTGACAGCCCCTTCTTTGGGCAGATTATCCCTAGAAGACAGATTGTCATCACATCAGGCACGGTCGTACAGTTCAACGGGTTTATTGACGACTGGAACCTGAACTATACGGTCAATGGCGACTCTATCGCTGACGGTGTAGCAAAAGACGTAACAAGCTTCTTCTCTAAGCAGATATTGACAGCAGGCACACCAGTCGCACAAACCACAGGGGAGCGTATAAACGCCGTTCTAGATGACCCAGAGGTCGACTGGAGTGAAACACTTAGGGACATCGACACAGGCACTAGAAACACGGGTACACAGCCTATAGAGGCAGGTACAAACGCCTTCAATTACATAAACAAGGTTGCAGAGACAGAGCAAGGGCTTTTCTTTGTAAACAAGGCAGGTGAAGTTGCATTCAGAGACGCAACTATTGATATTAGCTCTGACACAACAATTACATTCGGTCAGGAAACGGGCATTCCCTACTCCGGTATCCAGGTTGTATTCGGTTCGGAGCTTCTCTACAACGAGGTAGTCATAGCCAATGTCGGCGGAGGCACTGCAACAGCGATAGATGAAGATTCACAGGGAACTTACGGCATCCGTAACCTAAGCATTACAAACCTGCTAGGTGAGAACGATCAACAATCGGTTGACCTAGCTCTTGATCTTGTAGAGCAATACTCACAGCCTGAGTTTCGTGTAGAGAACCTAGTTATTGACCTGCACGCATTAGACACGTCAGATCAGAACGCAGTGCTAGGAATCGAGCTAGGTGATGTCTGTGAGATTCTGTTTACGCCTAATGACATAGGTGACCCGATTGAGCGATTCGGTCGTGTTATCAGCATGAAGCAAGACGTAAACACTGAGGTACATATTGTTAGGCTTGGTTTCCAGGAAGTCAAGAGCATACCGTTCGTTTTGGGTGACGCTAAGTTCGGTATACTAGGTACAAGCACACTTTAGGTAAGGAACTATGGCTGGTTTAGGTAGAAAAGAATTTAGTGACGGTGAAGTCCTCTCCGCAGCCGATGTAAATGGTTACTTGATGGATCAGGCGATTATGCGGTTCGCTGATGCCACAGCTCGTGATACAGCAATTACAGCCCCTACAGAAGGAATGTTTGCGTATCTTGACGACACTAATCTTTTGGTTGTTTACAACGGCTCGGCTTGGACAGGTGTTGACACTACTGCCAGCCAACTTGCAGATTTGGTCACAGACGCAACAGCTGCTCGCACTCTGACATCTGCAGACCAAGGCAAAACAATTCGGTTCACGAGCGCAAGTGCAACAACTGTCACAGTAGATGCAAGCACAGATTTAGAAGTTGGAGGAAGGGTAGACATCATTGCAGATGGAGCAGGCGCAGTAACTGTAACCGCTTCAGGTGCAACAATCGCAGCAGCCGAAACCTCAACAACAACCGGAAGCTTCACAATCGGCGCACAATATTCAGCAGCTACCTTGCTATGCGTAGCAACTGACGAATACAGGCTTATCGGAAATGTGGCGGTGGTATGAGTTTTATTCTTCTCGGTATCCTAAACTCCCAAGCAGCAGGTGCAGTCGGAGCAGGTGCATATGACTTGCTAGAAACAACAGTCCTAACATCTTCTGCATCTTCGGTTAGCTTCACAGGGCTAGATAGTTACACAGACTATAAGCACTTGCAGATTAGAACTGTAATGCAAAGAGCAAGTGCCTTTTCTGGCACTGTTGATTTAGAATTGGTTTTAAATAATGACACTGGCAATAATTATTCAAGACATGCCTTAACTGGAAATGGTACTTCTGTTAATGCGAGAGAAAACTCTAATCAAGACACAATAGCTTTCATTCAAACAATCACAGCGGAGGGAATCCCAGAGAGTTATGGGGCTATGGTGTTAGATGTTTTGGATTTTAGTAGCAGTAACAAGAACACAACAGTGCGAGCATTGACTGGTGCAATACAGAGTGATAATGAAGTCAATCTAATTTCAGGTGCTTACATAAACACAGCAGCTATTACTTCAATGAGGTTTGAAGTATTTGATGGCTTTACCACAGGCTCTCGCTTCTCCCTCTACGGCATAAAGTAAGGAAATATTATGGCTTCGACATATGAACTTATAGAAACAACAACCCTATCTTCTTCCGCTAGTTCTGTAACTTTCAGTAGCATTACGCAGGACTATCGGGATTTGGTGTTGGTGTGCGACTTAAAGGTTAGTGGTTCTATTGTATTTCCAGGGATTACCTTAAATAGTGACACAGGTGCTAATTATTCTTATGTGAGAGCTAATGGAGATGATAACAATGCAAGTTCTAGTGCGTTTTCTAGCCAAAACGCTCCAATTCAAGGAATTATGGGGATTTCAGCAGGAGAACAGGGAGTGATTATTTTTCAACTTATGGATTATTCAGCCACCGACAAACACAAGTCGCTACTGGCAAGAGGTAGCAACGCAGATTCGGGAACTTCGATGTGGGCAGCAAGATGGGCAAACACCGATGCCATTACAAGCGTTGAAATAAGCGGTAATAATCCATATGATGCTGGCAGCAGCTTCTCCCTCTATGGAATAGCAAGCTAAGGAAAAAGAATTATGAGTTATGAACTAATCGAAACCATCGAATTGACATCCTCAGCATCTTCTATCGAGTTCACCTCTATCCCTCAGGATGGGGCGGATTTGTTGTGTGTTGTTTCAGGTCGCTCAGATAGGGCTTCTGGTGGTGTTGGCTTACTTCTAAACATCAACAACAACACTTCTGGTGTTTATGACTACATTAGGTTGCAAGGAAATGGAAGCAGTGTTTTTTCCGACTCAATTGTGAATAACACTTTTGTTTATATAAACGCATTACCTAATGATGACGAAACAGCAAATACCTTTTCTAGCAACGCTTTGTATTTTTCTAACTACACATCTTCAACCATAAAGTCAGTTAGCTATGACAGCGTTATAGAGAATAATGCAACAGCTTCGTTTCAGGAGTTAGGTGCAATTGGAATAGATGACACTAATGGAATCACGAGCATAAAGCTTACCCCTAGTAGCTCAACGAATTTTGTTCAATACAGCACAGCATCCTTATATAAAGTCACAGCATAAGTTAGGTAGAATAGAAATATGGACACTCCAAAAAAAGTAATCGTAGATCTCTCAAAGCCGAAGGGCGAAAGAGAGAGCATAGTAGAACTGACCGCCGAGGAAATCGCAGAGCGTGAGGCACAGGCAGTAGAAGCCGAAGCACAGCGACTAGCCGAAGAGCAGGCACAGGCAGAGCTAGAAGCTAACAAGCAGAGTGCAAAGGACAAGCTTGCCTCACTAGGATTGACCGAAGCCGAAGTAATCGCACTGTTAGGAAACTAATGCCAGTAACAAACTCATCAGTATCAGTAGGAACAGCGATCACAGAGGTCGCAGGCCCAAGCATTGACTCGAAGCTTGTCTATCTGCAAGACGGTGACTTCGATGGTGACACAGTAGTTTATGTCGGCGGCACAGCAGTCTCGGCAAGCAACGGAATCAAGCTGTCAAAAACCAACACAACAGTCTTTCAGATGAACGCTGATGACACTATGTTCGCAATCGGATCAGGAGCGACAGCCTCAGTTCGCGTTGTAAGCGTGGTCTAAATGTCAGACGAACCAACCGGCAGAGTAACTATC